CGCGCGTACCCGGCCGTGGTCTGGACGCCGTATCCCTCGAAGACCTTCGATGGGCTCGCGATGCCGAGCAGGCCCTTGAACGTCGTCTTGATCTTGTTGCCGACGCCGGTGACGACGTCCCAGAGCTTGCCCGCGGCGCCGGTGATGCCGTCCACGATGCCGTCGATGATCGACGTCCCGATGTCCGACCAGTGAATGCCGGTGAGCCAGTTCCACGCGGCCACGAACGGGCTCTTGATCGTGTCCCAGACCTTGCCCCATTGGATGCCGACGATTCCGGCATAGAGCGCATAGATGCCCTCGCCGAGTAGCTCGAAGGCCTTCCACACGAGCCCGATGACGATCCCCGCGCCGGCGAGGGTGACGATGATGACGCCGGCGACGGCCGCCACCGTGTACCCGAGCACCTTGAAGCCGGTGATCATGATGCCCACGGTCGGGTCGTTCGCGATCGTCTTGAAGGTCGCGGTCACGTCGACGAGCGAGTCGACGAAGTCGTTCACCCACGCGATCCCAGACTCGATGTCCTTCGTGACTGCGCCGATATCGATGTTGCCGATGGCCGTCCCGATCTTCTCGAACGTGGCCTGGAGACGCTTGCCGGACGCGGACGCAGGGTCGAACGCGTATGCCAACTTCGACAGGTCCTTGAGGAGCGGCTCGAGCACGCCGGAGCCCGCGAGCGACACAAGGCGCTCTTTGAATTTCGCCCACTGCACGTCGAGGTCGAGGAGACCCTCCGCGTTCGTCCGCGCCCACCGCGTGTCGGCCGCGGCGTGGATCGCCTTCGCGACGCCGAGCACGTCGGCCGAGTAGCCCTGCAGGTTCTTGCGGGCCGTGTCGATCGGGATCTTGTTGAGCTTCGCGTACGCGGCGGCGACCTCCGCGAACTTGAGGCCCGTCCCCTCGAGGTCCTCCGGCGTGACGCGCGTTCGGCCCCACACCTTGCCGCGCTCGACGATCTCCCGAAGCTTCGACGACGCCTCGTCGCCGAACTTCCCCATGCCCGCTTTGGCTTGCGCCATCGCGTAGGTGATCTCCTGGACGACCTGCCCCATCTTGCGGGGATTGACGGTCGTCCGCGCCGGCGAGAAGGCCTTGTCGTTCGCGAGCGCGAGGTCCGTGAGTTCCTCGCGCGTGAGCTTCACGCGGTGCCCGAGGTAGTCGACCCACGTCCCGAGCGCCTTGCCGGAGTCGGCCGAGCCGGTCATCGATTCGCGCATCAGGCCGAGCGAACGCATCGCGTTCGCCGACTCGAGGATGAATGACGCGATCTTCAGCGTCGCCACCGCAACCGCCGTCGTGAGCGCGACGACGCCGGCTACTGCGAGGCCGACGCCGAATCCAAGGGCGCCCATCCCGGTCCCCGCGCCGCCCACGGCCTCTTTCAGGCTCTTGAACCGCTCGGCGAGGTCGTGCGCGGGTCCGCCCGCGAGCTTGAGGCCCTTCGTGAGCTTCCCTTGGGCCTCGGTGATCTTCTTCAGATCCTCGGCCTCCTTCAGCTTCTGCTTCTTCTTTTCCTCGGCTTCGAGCTTCTGCGCCGTGGCGAGCTGCTTCACCGCGTCGGCCTGCTCCTGGGCCATCATTTTGGCTTTGGCGGCTTCGGCCTTTTTGACGTCGGCGCTCAGCTTCCCGTAGCTGGCGCCCATCTTCAGGAGCGCGACGTTCGCTTCGGAGATGACGCCCCTTTGGGCCTGAATCTTCTCGATAAGCTCGCCCTGCGCCTTGACGACTTCGTCCGACGATCCTTTGAGAGCCCGATTCGCAGCGCCCCAGTTGCGGACCTTCTCCGTCGCCCCCTCGATCTTCGCGCGGAGCTTCTCGAGCTCGTCCGCGCCTTCCTTCGCCACCTCGGCGGCGTTGGAGTCGAGGTCGACGAGAAACGACGCGGTCTTCTCGGTCGTCATCTACTTCCCGCCCCCGATGCGAATGAGGGCACGGATGCCTTCGGCGAGTCGGAGAGCGCCCGCGCGCGCGGAGGGCGGCAACACGACTCCGGGGTGGAGAAGCTCGGCGAGCTGTTCGGCTGCGCACCAATCGTCTTCGACCGCCAGGTCGCGCAGCTCTAGAATTTTTTTTGCTGCTCGCCGTCCGAGAATCCCGAGAGCGCGCTCAGGGCGATGACGCATCGAAGACACATTTGATGGCGTGCGTTGAAGATGCCGGCGACGACTTCCGACGCCGGGTAGAGCACGCACGGATTCACGAACGCCTGAGCGACCTCGGGGGTCAGCTTCGCGTCCGACTGCGTGTAGCTCTTCTGCGCGAGAAGCGTGGGCGTCTTCAGGACGATCGGGCCCACGCCGCCCGTATTGTCCTCGTTCACGATCTCGAAGGCGCGGCCCCGCAATCCGAGCTCCGCGGAGTACTTCTCCTCGAGCTCGAGACAGAGAAGCTCGTTCGCCTCTCTCTCCTTCGCCACCTTGGCCTCGCGCTCGGCTCGATTGGCGAGGAGCTCCTCTTTCGTTGCCATGCACGACCCTTCCCTTTCCGGTTCCGTCAGAAGCCGAGCGGCGGCGTGAAGAGCGTGATCCCGTTCTCGATGACCTGGCTCGCCCAGCACGTGATCTCGTATTCGATCGCCGCGTTCCCCTTGGCGGTCGAGACCTTCGCCTCGGTCACGCGCGCGAACGGGACGAGGACGTCGATCGGCGTCGCGCCCACCGCAAACTCGTCGGTGATCGTCATGTGGAACGCGAACTGCGTCAGGCCGTACGTCCCGATCGGGCCGCGCGTCCCTGGAGGCGTGCCGGGGGCGAGGTTCGCGAGGTACGTCTTCAGCTGAATCCAGTATTCGGCGAGCATCTTGAACGAGAAGCCGCTCACCTCGTACTGGCCCGCCGTCGCGCCGATCGGCGCCCCCGAGCCATCCTGCGAATAGACGGTCTCCGGGTCGAGCTTGTCTCCGACGTCGACGCTCGTGAAGCCGCGGTACGGCTGCCCGTCGATGGTCGAAAGCGTGTTGTTCCAGCTGTACTGGCGACCCTGGTAGCGAATGACGTCGGCCATCGTCGTCCCTTCTCTCAACCGCCCACGGCGATCGACTTCACGAAGATCGCGAGGACCTTGAAGTTCTTCACGTAGGCGAGCGCCGCGATGGCCATCGTGCCGTTGACGACCGCCCCGCTGTTTGCGGAGAGGTCGTCGGTGCGCGAGAGGTCGAAGGAGAATCCCGCGACCTGGCCCTGCAGCGGCACCGAAAGCGCGCCGTTCACGAGCGCTTCGAGCTTGAGCGCGTCGCGCTCGAGGATGTAGGCCTTGCCCGTGATGGGGTCCGGGGCCTTCTTCCCGACGCCGATCGAGAGCTGCTTCGTGAGAGTCGCGTACGCGATCTCGCACGCCTTGTTCATCGTGCGGCCCTGGGGGATGAGGACGTAGTCCGATCCCACCGTGGAGAAGAGCCGACCGTTGTTGATGAAGACGCCCGTCTGACCCGGCACGCTCCGGAGCACCGTGAGCAGAAGCTGGTCGAGGTTCGGATAGAGCATCTCGTCGTGGAAGAGCGGGTGTCCGCTTCCGTCCGTGATCGAGATGTCGCCGAGCGGTCCTTCGGCGACGTACGCGGGCTCCACGCCGAGAGGCAGGAACATCGCGCGTGCAGCCGTCACGAGCGACGCGGGCCGGGGAAGGGATAGACCAGTCCGCGTGCTCGTGACGTTCCCGCCATCGCTCCCGAGGCTGCAACGGATCGTTGGCGTCGAGGCGGCGACCACCGCGGTCATCGCGGTCGCGAAGGCCTCCTCGGTCTCCGCGGCGGCCTGATTCTTGAGCCGCGTGTTGAGGAAGGCCATCCGGAACTTGCCGGTCGACTCGAGTCCGGACAGCCACGCGTCGACGACGCCGGTCGTGCCCGTGACGACGTCCTGGTCGATGAGGAGAGCCTCCCACGGCTGCGACGTGATCCGGAGGGCCTCGAGGGCCGCCGTCAGATCGGAGTTTTGCGTCCGCGCGTGCGTGACGGGGCACGTGAAGCCGTCGCCGGCGACGACGCTGCCCGCGGCGATCGCGAAGCTCACGCCGGGGCTCGTGCCGTCGGCGAGGTTCGGGATCGTCAGGGTGATCGGCGCGGACCCCGGAGGGAGCGCGAACGGCCCGAACGTTTCGTTCCCATCGAGCGAGTACGTGTACGTGATGCCCGCCGTCCCCACGGTCCCGCCCACGGGGAAAGCGACGTCGACCTGGTAGTCGTCGGCCGGAGCGGTCGCCCCCGCCGTCGGCGTGAACGTTCCCGTCCCCGTCTTCGTGACCGCTCCGTACGCGGCCGCGACGCTGGTCGTCGGACGGACGGCCAAGATCGAGTGCCCGGACTCGTTGAGCGTGTAGCTCGAGTCCTCGAGGAGAGGGCCGGCGCCGTACGTCGCCGCCACCGTCCCGTCGTCCGTGTACGCGAAGGCCTGATTCTGGGGGCCCTGCGTCGCCGGCGCGATGATCGCCAGGATGCCGGTGTTCGAGGGACCGACGGATCCGGTCTGCGCTGCGCCTCGGGTAACGGTGACGGAGGGGACGGACATGGCACCTCTACGCGGCGGGCTGTCGGGAGACGACCGGGGTCGGGAAGGCGAGGACGACCGGGACCTCGTCCATCGGTTCGACCATCGTGAACGTGAAGGTGATCTCGCGACCGAACGCGGCGAGCCCCGGAGGGATCGTCCACTGCGGTTGACCCCAGTCCTCGATGTTCGCGAATCCGACGAGGGCGCCCGTCTCCGGGTCGACCGCGTTCTTGATGGCGCGGAGGGTCCAGAGGAAAAGCTGCTTCGTCGCGACGAAGTTCCGGAGCTCGTCTTGCGGGCTCGCGAGGTCGACGCCCCAGACCGAGCACGTGACGAGCTGGTGCAGCCACGCGAACGCCTGGCGTTGCGGGTTGTCGACCATGTGATTCTGTTCGCCGTCGCGATCGAGCGCGCCGACCTTCATCGGGCGGAGCACGTCCGGAGGCGCGTATTCGCCCGGCGTGAAGATGACGCGGCTCGCGCCGGCCGGGGATTGATTGTCGCGGCGCGCGCGCTCGTTCCAACCGAAGCGCACTGCGGCGTTCACCTCGAAGCGGGCAAAGAACGCGGTCACCCCGCGCATGAGCGCCGGGATGGCCTCCTCGCCGCCGTGGGTCGTGACGCTGGCCATCAGCCGACCAGCCTTTCGAACGCGGCCGAGGCCCCCTTGCGGAGCGCGGCCTCGACGCCCTTCGGCATCGTGCCCGGGTCCGGGAGCATCCGGCGTTTCTGAACACCGCCCGCCCCGTACTGGTGAAAGACTTCGACCCCGGTGAGGGTCGTGCGGATGACGGTCCCGACGGCCTTCGTCGAGATGTGATCGGCCGCGTGCACGAGCGCGGGCCCGCCGAGCTTCTTCGCCGGCCACGCCTTGCCGTCCGGGTCCTGGCCGGCGCGCACGGTCGTCTTGATCGCCTCATCGACGAGGGGCGCGGCCGCGGACGCCGCGTCACGCGGGAGGTCCGCGAGCCGACGCAGGGTCGCGATCATGTCGTCGAGGGCCGCGGCGCTCACGGTCCGCCCCCGAAGGTGCCAAAGCCCTGGTCGTCCTCGTGGTGGCCCTGCCGCTCCATCATGTCGGCCGACACGAAGGGGGAGGCCTCGGTGTACGAGAGAGGGCCCGCGAACGCGACCGCGGACGCGTCCTTCCCGTCCGTCGCCGGAAGCCCGAAGAGGGCGTCCTTCGAGCTCGCTGCTTCCTGGATCTCCGCCTTCGCGGCCAGGACGCGCGCCTCCATCTTCTGCATGAAGGGGTCGGACGCGTCGTACCCGCGGATGTTGCGGAGCGTCTCCGTCGCGAGGTCCGTGAGCCACCCGAGGAGGGACTCGGGGGGATTCTGGATCGGCGTCGCGTACCGCTTGGAAAGGCGTGAATCGATCCACGAGCTCCAACGCGTGAGCACCTTGAGGGTCACGCCGGCGTTGGAGACCTCGAGCTCGTCGACGTCCTGCGGCCGGATGAACTCCGGCGGGCGCGCCTTGAAGGCGTCCGCGGTGAGGTACGACGCCATAGGTTCAGCCCACCGTCACTTCGGGGGGCTCGGCGACTTCGATCGGCTCGGGGGCCGCGCGGCGTACGGGTGCGCCAGGCTTCTTGGCCAAGCGCGCATGGTGTTCGTCGGCGGCGACCATCTCGCGAGCGGCGTGCGCATCGCGGGAGACCGCGTCCTCGAACGCGACCGCGTCCGCTCGATTGCGGAACTTCGGCCACTCGTCCGCGAACCGCGCGAGCTCCGCTTCGCCCTCGTTCGGCTTCTTGCGGCCGTGCTCGAGGCAGTCGAACAGGTAGTCCACGAGGGCGCGCGTCGCCGAATTGCGTTGAGGGTCCGTCGACGCGTGGCGCGGCTTGTCGAGGAGCTGCTTGAGGTTCCACGCACGCGGCGGGTATTCCGAGATGCGGCCACCCATCGCGAGAAGCGCGCCGCAGAAGGCCCCCGCCGCGGACGTACCGTCGATGCCGTCGACCTGGGCGGAGTGAATGCGCTGCACCGCCTCGCGCATCTGCACGAGCGCGGACACGAAGCGCAGCGCGTCCCGCTTGAACGACTCCTCGGGCGGAGCCGAGTCGATCGCGGGTGCGGGCGGGCTCGCCTCCGCCGGAGACGCCTCGGGCGGCTGCTCGATGGGCGACTCCTCGGGCGGAGCCGAGTCGCCCTGAGGGGGGCGCGGCCTGCCCATCAGCTTCCCTGAAAGCGGAAGAGCGTGTACGGGTGCCCCGGGTTGACCGAGGTCCACCCCTTGTAGTGCCATTCGAGGTCGTCGGATCGGCCGAGCACGGCGTCGACGCCCTCGGTGCCGGCCTCGCCGCTGTACGTGTGCAGCTGGAAGGGGAGGCGCCGGGTCTCGACGAAGGCGCCGAGCTCCGTCGTCTCTGCCTCGCGCGCGGCGATGTAGAACGTCGTGTCGCTTCCGGAGACCGTGAGCGGCAGGCCCGTGGCCGGATTCATGACGTTGTACGATCGGTGCGAGTCGAACTCGTTGACCTTGATCGGGTCGGCGGAGCGGAACTTCTTCCACACGCCCTTGATGTCGCCCGAGCCCGCGCCCGACGCGGCCACCTGGGGGATGAAGTTCGCGTCGAAGAGCTCGTTCACTCGCGCCGTCATGCGGGGCGGGTAGAGCAGGAACAGCGGCTCGAGGTTGCGGGGGTCCCCCTGTCCGTTCGGCTGCGGGACCGCGCCGGCGATGTACGAGAGGGCGATGCCGAGATTCGTGAGCGCCGTGTCGATCGAGACCGTGTCATCGATCGGAAGCGCGCCCGGGTATCCGCCCGAGCTCGCGCCGGTGAAGTCGTTCGCGAACGACCCGATCGACGGGATGAGCGGGTGCACCGGGTGCAGCTTGTTGAAGAACGAGACGCCGTCGTACCCGATGGTGGTCCCGCCCTGGAGGATGGCCAGCGCGAGCAGCCGCTGAGGGAGGTATGCGCCGTAGGTCCCGATGTCCGTCGCCCAACGCGTCGCCGGGTCGATGCCCGCGCGTCGCATGTTGAGGTACTTGATCTTGTTGATACGGAATCCCTTTTTGAACTCCGCCGGGAAGTACTCCGTCATGATGGTCGCGAGCTCGTCGAAGGAGATGTTCCCTCCGTCCTCGCCGCCATCCGCGGGGCTGGTCTGCTCGATCGATGCCGTCGAAAGCAGCCAGATCAGCCGTTCGCTCTTGCCCTCCATGGGCCGCACCCGAAGCAGGCGCGGATACCAGAGGTTCTCGAGCATCCGGAGGTACCCGAGCTCGTTCAGAATGACCATTTCCTTTTCGACGTTGAAAAGGAAGTCGGCCGATGTGATTCCGGAGCCCATTGCTCAGGTCCTTTCCGCGCCCGTGGGCGCGAACGCTCAGTACGCGGGGAGGACGCCGATGGCGCCCGGGTAGTTGCCCATGTTGATGGAGAAGACGCGCCCAGCGACGGACGCCCCGGTGGTCGTCGTCGTGACCTCGTGATCGCTCGCGATGTAGACGGTCTGGAAGAGGTTCGCGATCGTGACCGCACCTCCGCCCGTGACCGAGTCCCACCACTGGATCTCCTTCTCCTCGTTCAGCTCGACGCCGATCGGGACGGTCGTGCTTCCCGACGTGTTGTCGAAGGACCCGCGGAAGCTTCCGATGGGAACGAGCGTCGTGGACACGGCGCCCTGCTTGACCGAGCCGAAGGCGCTCGTGTCGTAGCAGGCCATCCCGTTGTCCCAGGCCTTCGCGCCGACCGCGAGCGGGTAGCTGATGGTCTTGATCTTCTGTCGAAACGCGAGCCCTTGGCGGGCCGCCGTGAGTGCGCTCATTGCAGGTACTCCGCTCGGTGGGCCGCGAGATCGGCCTCGAGCTCTTTGATGCGGTTGGTGATCTGCGTCGGCGTCGGAATGTGGACCGGCATCTCGAGCGTCGTCCCGCGCCGGGTGGCCCGGACGATGTCGCCGGTCGGCGGGAGATTCGCGGTCACCGAGGCGAGCATCACGCGCTCGTCGCGGGTGAGGCGCGAAAGGGTCGGGTTGACGGTGCCGGGCTGGCGCTCGCCGCCGGTGACGCCGCCGCCCGCGGTGATCGCATTCGCTGCGGCGTCGGGCGACGCGTGCACGCGCGGCATCGCCTCGACGAACTTTTTGAGGTCCGCGGTCGGAAGCGCCGCGAGGCTCGCGCGCACGTTCGCACCGATGTCGGGACGCTTCGCGAAGATCGTTTCGCGTTCCTTGCGGTCAGCCTCCGTCTTGTCGCGCGCGTCGCGTTCCTTGATCGCCGACTCGAGCGAGTCGACACGGGAAGCGAGCTGGATCTCGCGATCGCTCGGCTTGGCCGCCGCGAGCGCGGCTTTCTGGGCTTCGGAGGCGGCGCGCGTTGCGGCCTGCTTCTCCTCTTCCTTCTTCTTTTCCTCGGATTCGGCCGCCTTCTTCGCGTCCTCTTCCTTCTTCTTTTTCTCGTCGTCTCCGCCGGCGCCGGCGCTTCCGCCGTCGTCACCGAAGTCCGACTCGGCCGCTTTCCACGCGGCCTTGAAGGCCTTCTTTTCGGCCTCCGACATCTTGGAGTAGCAGTCCCTGGCATCCTTGCGCTTCTCGTCGTCTTTGCCGAAGAAGGCTCCCGCCATTTCCTTGTAGTCCATCGATGTCCTCGCGGTTGCGTTCGCGGCCTGCAAGGTCGCGAGCTCCGTCACGAAATGCGTGGCGGGGTTGTTCGTGAGCGCGGTGTTCAGATACGAGACGATCTCGCTCGTGCCCTTTCCGAGCTTGTAGGCGGGGGAGAAGTATCTCCACTCGGGGACAGGCTTCTCGAGACCCGCTCGGACCGCGTCCGTCCACTCGACGTCGACCGCCCAGAGCTCCGGGCCGATCTCCGGGCCGCGCAGACCCAGCCGGTGCCACCCGACTGCCTTCCGCGACTCCGGAGGCGAGATCGCGTTCAAGGACATGTGGTCGGCGTCGATCGAATACTTGTTCCCGCGCCGCGCCTGCTCGGCCATCAGCGCTTTGGCGGATTCGGCGCTGAAGACGTGCGCGCCCATGTCGGTCATGTTCGTGCCCGGACGCCAGATCCGGAACGCGGTAGGGGCACCGTTGGGCGACGACCGCTCGACGCCGTCTTCGGCGAAGGCGAACGAGATCGCGGCGGCGATGAGCCCGTGGACCACTGCCTTTGTGCGAATCACCTCGCTCGCGCGGGCGCGAGCCAATCGTGACTAGCGGGTCTCTTTTTCCCCAGATGGGTCCAAGTTGGGTTGCCTCTGACGCGGACCTGGCCCCAGACTGGACCCATGCGAATCAAGAGGGCCATGACCTTCCGGCTCGCCGCCGAAGCCAATAGGGATCCGAAGACGGTCCAGCGAGTCTTCGACGGAGGCGGCAACGAAAACTCCCGCGCGGCCGTGCTCGCGGCGGCACGGCGGATTGGGATTCCAGAGTCGGACCCGATCGTCGCGTTCCTTCTCGAACCGACGCAGGTGCCGACGACGAGGCCCTCCCTCGCGGCCGTGCGATAGGCTTCGGGCCCATGGGACTCCTCGATTCCGTTGCGCGCGCCATGACGCCGCTGGCGTCGCGGTTCATTACCGCGGCGGCCGCGAACGACTCGGTCCGAGACCTGCTGTCCGCGTTGCAGGGAATCTCGACGTTCTCACCGAACTCCTTCCCTGGACCCGAACTCGGGGACGACTCGACTCACGAGGTCAGGCGCGCAATGGGGGGCGCGCTCGAGACCATTCCGCAAGTTCGTCTCCGCTGGTACCCGCCGGACATCGAGCGCGCCCAGCGACAGGCCGCGGGCGGCGACATGACGATGATCGGGCAGCTGAACGAGTCGATGAAGCTCGACGGCGTGTGGCGCGGGCTCATGGACGCGCGGACGAGCGTCGTGAGCTTCCCGAAACGCTTCTACGGCTCGGACGAGGTCGTGAAGGTCCTTCAATCGAAGACGAACAGCGACCGCAACGTCTACGACGAGATGATCCCCCGCACCGAGGCGCGCCTCATGGTCGCCGACGAGATCAACTGCGGCGTCGCCGTCGGCGAGATGGTCCCCGTGCGCGGCCGCGACTTCCCCGTCCTCGTTCGACGATTCCCGCAAAACCTATTCTATATGTGGAATAGGAATCAGTGGTTTTACCGGTCGATCGTAGGGATGATGCCCATTACCCCGGGCGTGCCGGACAAAGACGGCAATTGCTGGGTGCTGCACATCGGTGGGGGTCGGCTCGCTCCGTGGAACAACGGACTCTGGAATACCGGCGGGCGCTCGTACATCAACAAGACGCAGACGCTCTTCGCGCGGCAGTCGTACGTGATGAAGCATGCTCACCCGGCGCGCGTCGCGACTGCACCGATCGGCGCCGCCGAAGAGGAGCGCCGCGGGATGCTCCGGTCACTCATCCGATGGGCGATGAACGGAGCCTTCTCGCTTCCGCCCGGATGGGACATCAAGCTCATCGAGTCCAAGGGCGAAGGCATCAAGGTCTACGACGACGAGATCCGCACGTACAACGAGGAGATGGCGACCGCTCTCTGCGGGTCCGCCGTCATGCTCCAAGGGACCGCGGGCTTCTCGAACATGGACGTCTTTCGCGTCGTCCAGACGGATCTCATCAAGACGTCGGCGGACGCGTGGGACCACACGGAGAACACGCAAATATTCCCGGCGTTCATTGCCGGACGGTGGGGAACGGAAGCGATCCGGAACGCGACTACCGTGGAGACCGACGTCGCGGCGCCTCGCGATCGCAAGGTCGAGGCCGACACCATGGTGTCTCTGTCGAACGCGATCACGGGACTCGTCAACGCCATCGCCGCCGCGCAGAAGGCCGCGGGCGTGAAGCACGCGGTCGCCCTCAACGTGAACGAGCTGCTCGCGCGGTTCGGCCTCCCGGTCGTCGACGCGCCTCCCGCCGAGACGACGCCGACCGTCTCCCTCACGCTCGCGCCGACCGACGTCGCGAAGGTCGTCCGCGTCGACGAGGCGCGCACGTCGCAGGGCCTTGCGCCGATCGGAGACGACCGCGGCACGCTCACGATCAGCGAGCTCGACGCCCTATCGAAGGCTCCCGCTCCGGCCGCCGCTCCGTCCGAAGCCGCTTAGTCGCTCGGCCACCACGGGTCCGAGCCCGTCGGCTCGAAGGGCGATTGGTAGAAGTCCTCCGCCCGCGCGTCGGGCGCCGGCGCGGATGCCGCTGGCGTCGGCATGTCCACGCGAACGACCGCGGGGTGCCAGACGGCAAGCGCCAACGCGTCGCACCGGTCTGGGGACCGTCCGAGCTTCTTCCGAACGTCGTCCTTGTCGATGAGCTTCAGCGTTCCCTTGCCCGGTAGGTTGATCCAGTCCCACACGTGGAGCTCGGCCTCAAGGAAGCGGTCCGGAGGAATGCCGCCGCCGTCCTCGAGCCACCTGGCAAGGTTCGCGATGAGGTGGTCGCGTGTGCGGTCGTAGATTTGCGGATACGTCTTGATCGGGTGGCTCGCCCAGACTCCGTACGCCGCAAACGTTTTCCACGGATCCTTTACGCCCTGCGCGATGGCGCGGAACCGTTTGACCAGCGGGTTTCCGATGGGGCCTTCCCCGTCGATCATTAGGCGAGGGGTCCCGTCCGAGGCGCGCCGATAGGTGCGCAGAAACCCGAGGGCGTGCTCGATGATCGTGTCCTCGGTGAGGCCGTGGAACGTGAAGAGTGCGAGGCACTTGTGACCGCGCACGATCGCGAATCCGGTGTCGTCTCGACCGGGTCCCGCTGGGTCGATGCCGATCGATAGCTCGCCATCGTCGTCGGCGTCCGCGTGCGCCGCTTGCCCCTGCATGATGAGGTGCAGCGAGATCGGCTTTCCTCCCTCGTTGACGAGGAAGTCCCCGAAGACGCGCACGATCATGAACACGCTCTTCGGCCCGTATTCCTCGGTCCACCCGGCGATCCGGCGCTCGGTCACGACCCCCTCGAGCTCGCCGGTGACCCTGAGACGGTGCGCGCGCTGGTACTCCTCGATCTCCTCGCGCATCGCCTCGTGTTGCTTCGCGACGTTTCGAGAGTCGATCCGGAACGAGTGCCAGAAAGCCCGCTTGCCGTAGAAGGCATCCGCGAAGGGGCCGTCGACGCGCGTCGGGTTTGAGTTCGCGAGGATCTTCATGTTGCCCGAGCCGGCGCGGTTCCCATCGATCGCCTCGTACCGAGGCTGCGAAAGCGCGCTCGCCTCGTCGAGGATGAATAGCAGGTTCGGGCCCGAGATCCCCGCGAGGCTCTCAAGCTCGCGCGCCGTGATGCCGCGGATGATCCGACCGTCGGGCGACGAGAATCCGGTCGCGGGGTTGTCCGACCACTTGCCCTCGATCGCCCAGTCGAGGGACCGGAGCGTCGCCGCGAGCTGCGCCCAGACCACCGTGCGGACCTGCGACGCCGTGTTGGCCATCATGACGACCTGAGCCCGCGGGAAGGACTCGTAGAACCACAGTGCGATGTCGGTCTCGCACAGCGTCTTGCCGATCTTTTGCCCCGCCGCGCACGCCGTCTTTTCGTTGTCGCGGACCGACTCCATCATCTCGATCTGGTGCGGAAACATGAAGGCCCGCTTGAGCCTCGTCCTCGCGTACCCGACCGGGTCCGTCTGCCACTCGACCTTGGGCCCGATGCGCGCGGCTCGCGCTCTATCGTTTGCTGCCCGGAGCGCGGCCGCGAAGTCGCCGACCACCGTCTCCCGGCGCGTCCGCCGTTCACCCACGCTCGAGCTCCGTGAACGTGGACGTTACCGCCTCGAGCGCGTCCGGGTACTTCGCTAGCACGTCGACCAAGGTCCGCTTGATCCGTTGCCACGCCTCGGACCGAATGACACGCACGTCCGTGACCTCGAACGCGCCGGAGAGAGCCGCGAGCAGCTTCGAGCTCGTGCTGATGGCGTTCGCGATGCTCGTCACGTTGTCCGGGGACGCGACCTCGAGCTGAGCCCGGAGCACCCGGAGCGTCGCGAGGGCGTTCGCGCGCGGATCCTCGTGGTCGGTCACTTCCCCTTTTGCGACGGGGTCCGCAGGGGGCGGAAGCTCACTTCCGCTCGGCCGGGGAGGGGACACGGACTTTGTCCCCTGTCCCCCCCCGCCACCGAGCGCCGCCCGGATCTGCTCGCACGCCTTCTCCCGCGGCTCGCTCGTCCCCTTCACCCACGCGCGAACCGTCCCCTCCTGCACCCCGAGCAGCTTCGCCGTCCGCGTCGACCCGATTCGGTCCACGGACGCGCGCACGAGGTCGAGCTCGTTCACGGCATGGCCCCATGGTCGTACCTGCATTCGGACGTGGCCTTCGATGGGTCGTCGCCTGGCGCGACCGTAAAGCAGCCGCAGACGGAACAGCGGTCCTTCGGGAATCCCATGAGCTTCCGGAAGAAGTGCTCACGACCAAGTTGCCGCCACGATGACTCGATGAATTTTGCGTCGGCCATGACCACCGAAACCTACCGCATTTTACGGCCACCGCGAATTGCGGGAGGGCCTTCCGCGTGAAAGTCCCG